GGGTATGATGCTGATTAGTAACGCCTGGCTCCCGCATTCGTTTGGGCGTCACGGTTCAGACAAGCCGATCAAGTTTGTGCATTTCAACCTGAGTGTGCAGTACGCGCCACAGGCGTGTAACACCAGTGCGGCAGAAGTAATTTGAAGTATCTTATACGCTACAACAAGTCGCGTGGTCAGGCTGGTCGAGGCACGATGGATCACGTTTGGCGAGTGTTCGAGGGCGAGAAGGCTGAGAAAGAGTACCTGTTCAAACACTTTGTGTTAAACGTACCATCAGTTAGCGAGCGCACCGGAGAGGACTGGAACATCAGTTGTCGCGGGGTGTTAACGATAGACAAGGCAACATCGACGGCAACGATTAATAAAGCTCCGGAGTAACCATGCTCACCGACGAAACAGCACTACGCCAGATAATCCGCGAAGAGACAACGATCAAGGGCAGGGCGTTAGAGGGCAGAACGACTAAACGAAACGACGGCTTAATAGTATAAGGAATTGTATGCCCGACTCAAACATCATCGACGCACTAATAGCAGCAGCCGGCGGCGTCGTTGCCTACTTTGTGAAATCGACCCGCGACGACAACCGGGAGCAGGATCGGAAGATCGAAGCTCTCCAGCGAGAACAAGCTGCGCTGCTTAGTCGTGAGGAGTTCCGCCAGGACATGCACCTTCTGCGGCAAGAGATGAACGCCAACTTCGACAAAGTGTTTAGCAAACTAGACAAGAAGGCAGACAAATGAGCAACGAGAATCCCGAACGGTACGAATCCGCAAAAGAAGTCGCTGGCAAGGCCATAGGCCAATACGGTCTGATGTATATCACAGCTATTGTCTTGATCGGTGTTGGCTCTAGTTATTTCCTCACTGAGTCCGCGATCACTGCTGTGATGACGATGGTCGGTGGCGCGTTGGTTGCACTGATCAACATGATGAACGGCATTGCCGGAACTCAAGAGAAACCTGACCGCCCAGAGTTTGAAGTCATACAGAAACTCATTGCACAGCTTGCAGAGAAAGAGCCGTCAATGCGCGTGGATGTAAAAGATGGCAAAGTGACTGTACGCAAGGGTGATGATATTACAACGATGAAGGCGGAGTGATGTTGTGCTTGACCCGATCACAGCGTTTGCCACTGCCTCGGCGGCTTTCAACTTCCTCAAACGGGCGGTTGAAACTGGCCGCGAGATTGAGGACGTAGGCTCGCAGTTGGGAACGTGGTTAGGGGCGTGTGCGGATTTAAAGCAGCATGAACAGGAATCCCGTGATCCTCCACTTTTCAAGAAGCTGTTACACAGGGGTTCCGTTGAGCAGCAGGCGATGGAGAACCTTATGCGCAGGAAAAAGATTGAACAGCAAGAACGCGAACTGCGCGAGCTAATCGTGTTGCGTTTTGGTGTTGATTCGTACCGCGAGATGATGACCGAGCGTAGGCAGATCACGGAAGGCAGGGAACGCACTGCCATGCTTCAGCGTAGGCGCAGGGCCAAAGCCATACAAAATGCAGTCGCGGTGGTCTTGATTGTAAGTATTTTTGCAGTACCTGTTGCAGTAACCATGTGGCTATTTGAAAAGGTTAAATAATGCTGACTCTACTCTCTACGGTTATTTCGTTTCTGGCCGGTGGCCTGCCCAAGTTGCTGGACTTCTTCCAAGACCGACAAGATAAGAAGCACGAACTGCTGCTGCTTCAAGCTGCAAAAGAGCGCGAGCTTGAGATGGCTGAACGTGGCTACATTGCGCAGGCCAAGATGGAAGAGATCAAGAACGAGGCCATCTTTGTAAAAACAGCAGCTTCGCAGCAGGCCGCGTTGCTCAACCACGATATTGAGATAGGCCGTGGTGCTTCGACTTGGGTGATCAACCTTCGTGCGCTAGTCCGCCCACTGATCACCTACGGCATGTTTCTGTTGCTATGCGCTGTCGATGGGTTCGGCTTCTATTATGCCATCCAGACAGGAGTTGAGTTCCAAGACGCAATGGCGCTGTTGTGGGATGAAGAGACGCAGATTATTTGGTCAAGCATCGTGGCATTTCATTTCGGTAGCCAAGCGTTCAAAAAATGAAAGTGAGTGACTCTGCTGTTGAAGTCATCAAGCACCACGAAGGTAAAAGGAATAAGCCATACTCCTGCCCTGCGCTGCTCTGGACGATTGGGTACGGTCACGTTCTGTATCCAGAGCAAGGGAAGCTAAAGCTCGAAGATCGCAAGAGCTATCCTTTGCGGCCTGAACACGACAAAGAGTGGAGCGACGTTGGGATTGATGCGATTCTTAGAAGTGATCTTACTCGGTTTGAGAGCGGTGTACTTAGACTGTGCCCTGGCGCTATTAATAGCCAAGCACACTTTGACGCTCTGGTTTCCTTCTCTTTCAACGTGGGCCTTGGCAGTCTGCAATCTAGTACTCTGCGGATGAAGTACAACCGGGGGGAGTATGAGGCAGCAGCAGACGAGTTTGTGAAGTGGAACAAGGCTGGGGGCAGGATATTACCTGGACTGACCCGGCGCAGGCTGGAAGAGCAGGCGCTGTTTTTAACTGGGCGTTAAAAGCGGTATTGTTGCAAAATAACAAATAAAAAGTTTACAAGTCTCCGAATTCGTATATTATTGGCCTTCCTTAACCAAGCGAGGGCTTGTAAATGTACAAACAAATCTGGACTACCCTGTCTGTAATTGATGTCTCGGCGCATGTCGAGAAAAAGAACAACCTATCATATTTAAGCTGGGCGTGGGCTTGGGGGGTGCTCATGGAGCATTACCCGGAGGCTAACTACAGCTTTGATTTGCCCCAGAGTTTCCCTGACGGCACGCAGATGGTCTTTTGTACCGTCATGATTGGTGAGTGCAGCCGCCGGATGTGGCTACCCGTCATGGATCACCGGAACAAGGCTATCTCCAATCCAGATTCATTTGCAGTGAATACCGCAATGATGCGGTGTTTAGTAAAGTGTCTGGCGCTTTATGGGCTAGGTCACTACATCTACGCAGGTGAAGACCTGCCACCGGCTGAACAGGCCCGTCTAGACGCTTACATAACGCCTGAACAGGCGCGTAAGGTCAGTGAACTGTTGTCGGAAACTGAGTCGGACGTAATCGCGTTCTGCCGCTACTTCAAAGTGGAGTGCATTGACATGCTCCGCCAGAAGGATTTAGAGCAAGCTATTTTTGCACTCGAAAAGAAAAGAGGTGGTAAATGAGAATTCTGCCGCACGCTCAGAGAACTCCTGAATGGTACGCTGCTCGGCTGGGTGTACCGTCTGCCAGTAACTTCGAAAAGATCATCACTCCCCTTGGTAAACCTTCTACTCAGATTGAGGGTTATACCAATCGGTTGATCGCTGAAAAAATCATGGGGAAACCCTGTGACTCGGATGAACCGAATGCGGCAATGCAGCGTGGTACAGAACTGGAACCACAGGCAAGGGAGTATTATTCCTTGATCGCTGGGCCTGTCGAGGAGGTCGGGTTCTGTCTACATGATGAATACGACTTTGGCTGTTCACCAGATGGCCTGGTGGGTGATGGCATTGTGGAGATTAAGTGTCCGATGCCGTGGACTCATGTGGAGTATCTGAGGGATGGTGCTATGCCTGCTAAATACATGCCACAAGTTCAGGGTCAACTTCTTGTAACTGGCAGGCCGTGGTGTGACTTCATTTCATTCCACCCTGACATGCGACCTTTGATCGTTCGGGTAGAGGCTGACAGGAAGTATCAGGCCACACTGTTACATTTGCTGGTGAAGATGCTCCACGAAATCAATTCGCAGAGTGAGGTACTTAAATGACCTTGCTTGAATTTATGTACCAAGAACAAACTGGCAAGAAATGGGAGGATGAAAGTCCTGTCATTAGGGGATTTGTAATAGAGGGATGGAATCTGGCACTGCAAGCAATCAAACGGCAATCTGAACTTTTGGAGGTAGAAAATGAAATATGATAACTCAGGAATCCTGGGAAAGAACCTACGCAAGACCAGTGACAGTCATCCTGAATATACGGGGTCGATTACTGTTGAAGGGAAAGAATACTGGTTAAACGGCTGGATCAAAGAGGGTGCGAAAGGAAAGTTCTTTTCACTTGCAGTAAAGCCAAAAGAAGAACCGAAACAAGAAACAAAAAAAGAACCGAAACAATCAATGGAGGATGCTGATGTCCCATTTTAACGCTGGCTACGCTCTCAGAAAAATAATCCGCAGCAGAGATATCACGATGGCGTCTATCGCTCGCAGGATGGACATCAAAACGCAGCAGGTCTATCGGTTCACAAAGTCGCGTGACATGAAACTTTCGACTGCTATACGGTTGTGCGAGATTATCGGTATTCCATTGTCTGAGTTTGTGGAGGTGTCGCATGGATCAGTGGATAGTAAACAGTGATGACAAGCTGGAGTTC